CTGAAGGATTAACATCCGCATTAAATCTAACTTGAGTCATTTGTGTCTCGGCGGTAGTTAAAGGATAAACTCTAAGATCCCAGGCAACGCTCAGTGTATTAGTAGTTGTTGAGTATGTAATTCCAGATCCATTACTCCATGTAGTCCAGTCGTATCCTGCTATAGATATAGAAGGTGCATTAGGAGTAGTATGATAAGTTGCACCTTCATTTACTCCAAAGGTAATAGTTGCATTGGATCCAACGTAAACATTATTATATGTGACTCCGCCCATCTGTAAATTAAATGGAAGGTTCATTCGAACACCAGCATCATCTACATTAGATAAAACATTTGTAGTAGTACCAATAGTTGCTGCAAGAGCATTGACTGCATCTTGAGCGTTATTAATTGCTACGTTTGCTTGAGTTAATTGTGTTTGAGCCTCTGTCCGTGCAGGTGTTACTGCTGCCACTGCCGTAGTTGCTGTAGCAACTGTTGTAGTGGCCGTATCTATTGCTGTTTGTGCTGATTGAACTAAAACTGTGGCTGTTTCTGATTGGGCAACTTCTGTTGCAATTGCTGTGGCTACTTGTGCAACGGTGGTTGGGGCCTCTGTCATTAATGGAGTTGCTGTTGCTATCACAGTGGCTACTGCAGAATCTACAGTAGTAACGGCTTGCGTTATTACTGCTTGTGCCGCTACAACCTCTGGTGTTTGGGTTGTGGCTGTTGCTGGTATTGCGGATACAGCCTGTGTAACTGCTGTTACTGTTGAAGTAATTGTTTGAACAACTGTTGTTGCAGTTTCTACTGCTGAAGATACATTTGATACTTCTGCTACCGCCGTAGTTGCTGCTGCTACCGCCGTAGTTGCTGCTGCTACGGCAGCGTTAGACGCTGTTACTGATTCAACTGCAGTGGCTATGGTTACTGTTGCTGTATCTGATGCTGCTGCAGCTTGTGCTACTTCTATAGTTGCTGTTGCAATTGCTGTATTAACTGCTTGCTGTGCAGGGCTTACAACAACCTGCTCTGAGGGCGCTGGTGGCTCATTAGCATTAGCAAAATTAGGGCTAAAAAGGAAAAGCCAGCCAATAATAAAAAGGCTGGTTAAAAAGTACTTTAACTTTCTAGTCAACTAAGTATCTCCTAAGTAATGCAATATCTTTGCTTACTTAGTTAATTATACCATGTTGTTATTTAATATTATCTGTTTTATAAAAGCCAGAACCGTTAAACTTAATTCCAAATGATCCGTAGTGTCTTTGCAATCTTTTACCGCATTCGTTACATAAATAGTTAGGTTCTATAGAAGTTATAGATCTTTCTTTTGCAACAATACTTTCTGGTGAACATTCACACTTGTATTCGTATATAGGCATTACTTACCGCTCTTTTTTCTCTTCTCTGCTAAGGCGTTAAAGTCTTTAACCTTAGTATCTCCCAAGTATCCCCAGGCATGTCCATCTGCAATCATTTTTTCATTCATAGAAACTTCTGATCCATCAAGGAACAGCCAACCTAAAATTCTTCCGTACTTTTCTGATGAGTCCATTTTTTCTGTTTTGATAACAACAGTTTTGGCAGCTTCAATTTCACGCTTTAGATAAGCTTTTGCTTCAAGGCCTAATGCCTTTTCCATCTTATCTGTAGTTCTACTTTCTGGTGTATCTATACCAGCTAGTCTTACTCTTGAGCTAAATGAGATATCAAATCCAAGATCTATCTCTACATCGATTGTATCTCCGTCCACAATCTTAGTAACTTTTTTAACATAATACTCGAACATGATTCTCCTTAAATTTTAATGAGCAGTTTCGGGACGTGCTCAGGTCCATCCTTCGGGTAGCGACCCGAATAGTCTGCGACTCCCCAGTGACGGGGTGCAGATCTCTATTATACTATTTATTTGATCTTGATAGTCTTTGGCTTCTTGTCTTCAGGAACCAGCCTAATAATATTAATATTAAGCATTCCGTCCTTAAGAGATGCACTGGATACTTCCATGTACTCTCCTAGAGCAAAAGACCTTGTGAATTTACGTGCAGCGATTCCTTTATGCAAAACTTCTGCGTCGGTGATCTCGGTAATTTCTCCAGAAATAACCAATGTTCCGTTATCTACAGATAGACTAATGTCTTCTTTTGTGAATCCTGCAACCGCAAGAGATACCTGATATGTATCTTCGTCTAGCTTTAGTACATCGTATGGTGGATATGATTGGCGTGATGCAGCATTGTGCACGTTAGCCATTCTTTCAATTTCACGATTAAAGCCAATAAAAAAAGGATCCTTGAAAAGATCCCATGTATATGTTGTTACCATATTATTCCTCCTTCAAGCGAATAAGTTAATTTATAGGACCCCTAATGGGCATCCTAATATAATTATATCATAATTTTTAATCGTTTGGAATATCCCTAAATGTAGTAGGATCTATTTCTATCATGCCCATTTCTTTAGCCAACTTTTGTCCTTCTGGACTCAAATGTATTGTTGCCTGCAAATCTTCATCGTACTCAATTTCTGCAAGTCCCGCCTCATATAAATTCATTAAGGATTTATCAACATAATCAATATGGGACTGCCATATCTCAGGAGCATATTCCTTAGCCATTTCTTGATCAATAGAATAAATAAGTTCGCCATTTTCATCCATACCCTCTAGATTAACAACTCCTATTTCTAAATAGTAAGCAAGTACTTCGTCGTCGTCTTTATCTTCAAGACTCATTTATAGTTCCGTCCTCATTCTTATCTATAGTTGTTTCTACTAATTGCTGAACGTATTCAGAAAAATGCTTTCTAACACTTCCCATTGGTCTGGAGCCAGAAGACTTCCATATTCTTTTATATTCTATAACATTAGAAAATGTTGTAGGGCATAGCAGGGTGCCATTGTATTCTTTTAAAACTGTAGGAAGAGGCACATGCTTGCCACAACACTTACATTCTTTCGCTCTCTCTTGATATATACTCATACTATTTCCATTCCGTCTAATACATCTGATAAGTTTTTAGGCATCCTTGGTGGCCTTATCATGTTCATTACTATTTCGTCTTCTTCTTTTTCTCTATCCCACTTCAAAGAGCTGTAGGTATGTATGTCTATCTCTTCATTATTCTGTGGCCTGCTTCTACTAATTGCGTTATATACAGAACCGCAAACAGCATCAGCCAAGTCTTTTGATCCTTTTCGTGGGTGATCGACCCTATCTCTCATAATTTTTAATTGCAGTAATTCATCTATAAGTAATTTAATTGCAGGTCCGCTCAATCTATCTTCTGCAACAACCATAGCCATATCGTCGTAATGTTTCTTTGCAACCGACAGTGTCTCTGTATTTATACCGTATTGTTTTAATTGCTGCATCATATCGTGAGAATTCCAACGGTCAAATGTGCACACACGAATTTTAAATCCCTTTGTTCTAAGAGACAAAATATAATCTTTAACTTCTGTAAAGTCTACAGACTTATCTGGAGTAGGTGTCCAATACCTAACTGCATCAACTTCTACAATGGGTGCTGGCTGAGAATATGTATCTGTTACTTTGACATTTACCCATTTTTGAACATGAGCCATTGCAACTGCACAATGGTCATGCTTCTGAGCTAAGTCCACATGGAGAAAATATTCTTTATCTGGATCTGGTGCAAACCAATTTTCAAATCTTCCGAACTCATCTACTGCTAACGACATATTGTTAAATGCTTTTTCAATTTTTTCACGAGACTTAAAGAACGCATCAATTGCCTCTGATGGCATGCAGGCAAATCTTCCTAGAGCATCTGGAGCATTTTTATAGAAAGCAACTTTAAAATCATCGATATTTCTTGTTGGATTAATTTCCCATGTTGGTCTTCTAAGAGCATACATTCTAGGATACTTATAGGACAGAATATGATCTTCTTCCCACTCAATATCAAACTCGTTACCCTCTGTTCCGTCTGGAAGATTATCGTCTAGTTTAAAATGATGTGTTCTAGTAATAACTTCTTTTTCTGCAACTACGTCGTCGTAGCGTTGCTGAATATAATCATTCTTATATCTAGGAAAAGAAAGCAGTATTACCTTGCCATAGTCTGGAAAACGTGAATCTACTGATGCACGATACATCTCATAGATAAGGCTTCCAGTCTTTGCCTGCTCATGACCAGTTGTATTTTCTACACTAAAGCCAGAAATTTCGTCAAGAATAACTACGATTACGTTATATCCTTCCCATGCCTCACGCTCTGAGTGACCTGAGTGTACTGTAATGTTTTTATTAAATTTAATTTCAGAAGCTTTTTCCGTGTACTTTCCAACGAACCACGGGGATTTATCTATGCGTGTTCTAAACCCTTTGAAGAATACGTTGTTTGCCTGCTGTGCGTTAATAGCAATATTGATAATATCAATTGAGTCTCCAGGAGGCTTTCCGTAATATGATGCTGGATCTTTAAGGCACAATAGTAAATATACTATATAGGCAACTGATATAGTTGAGCAGTAATCTTTTCCAGATCCTTTACCTAACTGAGCAACAACCTCATTGGCTGTTT